TGATAGTGGAATGACTAAATCAGGATTGTTTGATCCTAAGAAACAAGGTAAGATGGTTCCTTGTGTAGAGATTATTAAAGTTGGTCCAAAGGTAACACAGGTAAAAGCTAATCAATGGGCTTTGGTAAATCAAGCTATACAACCTAAAGCTATTGTTATTAAAGGTGAGATATTTCATCTTATTAATGAATATGATCTACTTTATGTTTATGATGAACCACCTACAATGGAAGAGGTATATAATACTGATGCTTCTGTAACACAAGATCTTACTCATTATGTAGATATTGAACCTTTTAAGAATATGAAAGCTAAATTCCGTAATGAAGATGGTGATCTTGTTACTCTTAAAGGTGATAAAATAACTGAATGATAAAAGATTATATTACTACAATTTTTCATTATAGAATACATTTAGATGAAAAACTAGCTAAATACAATAATGATTATAAAGCTACTTGTTTTGTAATTGTTTTTGATAATGAAACTAAATATATTCAATCTTTAGTTTTTGAGTTTTCTTCACACATTCAATTAACATTAAAAGAAGTTGAAGATAAATTGAAAGGTACTGTAGGCATTGATAAAATAGAAGGAAATTTTAAAGTAGAACCTACTAATAAAGAATCAGAATCAAAATATTATACTCCAACTATTGAAGAGTTTCATATCGGTTTTGAATATGAAGTTCTTGCTGAAGATTTTGGTATTAATACTTTTTTATGGTTAAAACACACCAATCCTTATAGAATTGAAATATTAGAAAATTTTATTGAAAGTAATTATGTTCGAGTTAAGTATTTAGATAGAGAAGATATTGAAAGTCTTGGTTGGAAACCGGATAAGGAAAGGCAATGGTCAGTAGAATCTACAGATAGACATTCTTGCTTTTATATGTATGATGCATCAATGACGTTTTACGAAGATAGAAATGTAGTTTCTATAAAATGCAAAAATAAATTTACTAATACTATAAATGTAAATTCATGTTCATTTAGAATTAAAAATAAATCAGAACTAAAAGTATTAATGCAACAATTAAACATTACTGAATGAAACATCTTATAGAAGTAACTCCACAAGGAGAATTTGTTATTGCTCCTCAAGTATTTGCTATAAAAGAATTTAAAGATCTTTGGGTTAAAAAAAAGCCAGAAGATTCTTTTCTTAATATGTCTATAGTGTATTATTATGCTGATATAAGAAGTCCTTATAAAGAAGATTGGAAGAGTATAGCAAATGATATAATGTTTGAAGTTCCAGATTGGAAACCTACTCAACAGTTATTGGATGCTACTGTTAAGTATAAAGAACTTAATAGACCACCATCTGCTGATTCTTTAGAAGCTGCTGAAGCTGCTCAAAAGAAGTTAGATTTATATCTTAAAGATGCAGACCCAACCCTTGATGATAGTGGTAAATTAGCTACTATTATTATGAATATGATTAATAATATGCCTAAAACTGTTAAGTCAATACAAGAGCTTAGAAAGGCTGTAGAAGCTGAATTAATGGAAGATACTATGCTTAGAGCTGGTAGAGAGAAAGGTGCTTTTGAAGATGATTCAATGAATCCTGATTAATAAAATAATGATACTTATAGATAGAAATATTATAGCTCAAATAGCTAGCATTCCAATACCACAAAGAGATAGAGATCCGTTCTTTCCAAAATGGAAGGAAAGTGTATTTCCAGAAACCGGGTCTCACTATTTAGAGACTATTGTGAGATGTAAATTAGAAAACGGAGAACAATATCAAATTTATGTAAGTGATTATTCGTCTTATACTAATGTAGAAGATGTTGTTGATGTGGAGTTGAAGAAAAAACAAAAGTTAATAGATTTTATAGAAAAGTGTTACACTATTGCTATGACATCTTATTCTGATCTTAAAGATATAAAAGATTATACTTGTACAATCAGTAAAGTTCTTGATAATTGTCAAATTACAGAAAGACTTCTTTATACAGATAAATATAATAGAGAAAAAATAATGAAAGAAATGGAATTTTGGAATTTAGAGAATGAAAACTAAAACTAAAGAAAAACTTACTGAAAAAGAAGTAAAAGACCTTGAAATTCTTTTACAATTTTATGCTTTTTAATGATAAAGATTATAGAAACAGAATATAGACATCCTGTAACTGGTAAAAAGTTAGAACAAAATGATGTTAAAGGTCCAATGGTTAATTTGTTGGAAAATATATTACAAAATAATTTTGAAGATATTTATTGTGAAATTACTGCTACAGAAGATTGTTTAATAATAACTATACCAGCTATCGGATTTACAAATACACGATACCCGTGTTATAATAATTTTCAAGAAGCTGTAAATAATATTTGTGGAGATATGATTCATTCATTGGCTGAAAGTACTTTAAATAGAGAATTAAAAGAGTTTGCTATAGGATAATGGAAGAAATAGTAAGTAAACTTAGGGTATCTGATATGGTAAGGCTTAATGGTCTTACTGATAAAGATGTGAGATTTGATATTATCACAGCTTTAGAAGAGATACCTTTTGTTTACAATTTATGTAAGGCTGATAGAAAGAGGGTACATGAATGCCCTAAAGATTCTAAAGGTAGAATTATAGTTAATATTACAGAACCTCATGTTCTGGAGAATATGGACTATTTTAGACAGCCTGCTATTACTTTTAAGAAGAATGGTAGATATACTGATTTAATTAAAAATAACCATCCTAGGAGCTTGTATATGGTTCATTGGAAGGAAGAACAACGTAGATGTAGAGAAGGTTTAGTTAGAGAGGATGGTGAGTGGATTACTGGTTATAATTATTGGTATTTAAACTACTGTCCTATTATGTTGGTTAATACTGTTACAAAAGACTTTCTTGTTACTACTGAAGATTTATATGAAGTTCATACTTCTTTTGAATCTGCAACTTCTTTTTCTGATACTGTTACTGCTGATAGGATAGAAGATTTTCCAAAGGTTTGGGATAGTGATTATCTATGGTTTCATTATGTAGATCAAGCAGAAAATAAAGGTCAACATTGTACAAACATAAAGACCCGTGGTCGAGGGTATAGTTTTAAAGGAGGTTCTATGCTTGGTAGAAATTACTATCATTTTAAACAGTCTAAATCATTTGCTATTGCTTCTGAAGGTGATTACCTTATTGGTGATGCAATCCTTGATAAAACATGGGATGTATTATCTTTTGTAGATAGTTATACTCCTTGGGTAAAATCTCGTGATTTTAAAAATACTACAGACCATAAAAAAGCTTCTTATATAGATCCTAAGACTAAGGTAGAGAAAGGTATTAAGACTGAAATTATTGGTGTTACTACTAAAAATCAACCTGAGAAAGCTCGTGGTAAAAGAGGTAAATTACTACTGTTTGAAGAAGCTGGTAAGTTTCCTCATTTAATAAAAGCTCATACTATTGCTAGACCTTCTGTAGAGCAAGGTAGATATGTATTTGGTACTATTGTATCTTGGGGTACTGGTGGTACTGCTGGAGCTGACTTTGATGGTTTAAGAGAATTATTTACTAACCCTGCTGCTCATAATATTTATGGATTACCTAATGTTTTTGACCGTAAGATATATGGTATGAAAAACTGTGGTTTCTATTGTGGTGAGTATATGAACCGTGAAGGTCTTACTGATGAGAATGGAAACTCTGATGTTATAGGGGCTTTAATAGAAATCTTTATTGGGCGTAGAGAGCTTATAAGATCTACTAATGATCCTAATGTATTAGTACAGGAGAGAGCTGAAAGAAGTATTACTCCTGATGAAGCTATGATGCGTAAAGAAGGTCATTTATTTAACGTAGAAGATCTTAAACATCAATTAGCTGAAATAGAAACACATCCTAAGAAATATGCTGATGCTTCTTGGAAAGTAAACTTGTATAGTAAGGAAGGTTCTATTTACTATAGAAATAGTACTCAACCTGTAGTTAGACAGTATCCTATTAAGGAGAATAAAGGGCTTACAGGTTGTATAGAGATATTTGAACATCCAATTATAGATAGTCCACGTAGAGGTCTATATATTTCGGGCCTAGATACCTACGATGACGATACCTCACAAGGTCCTTCATTAGGTTGTATTTTCGTTATGAATAGACTTACTAAAAGAATAGTAGCTGAATATACTGGAAGACCTAATACAGCAGAAGAGTTTTATGAAAATTCACTTAGACTTTTGAAGTATTATAATGCCGTATGTAATTATGAGAATAATAAAAAAGGTTTATTTGCTTATTTTGATAAGATGAAAAGTCTTTATTACTTAGCTGATACTCCTAAGATTCTCAGAGATATGCAGGTTACTAAATCTGTAGGTAGAGGTAATACTCTTAAAGGTACTACAGCTACAGCACAAGTAAATAAGTATGGTAATAGTTTACTACGTTCTTACTTAGTAGAACCTGCTTATGGTAATGAAGATGAAAGGAATTGGCAACAAATACCTTCTGAAGGTATGGTTAAAGAGCTTATAGCTTTTAATCCTAATGATGGTAACTATGATAGAGTTGCTGCTTTAAGAATGTTAATGATTCTTTTAGCTGAATATGATAGATATGAATTAGATGATGATATTGAAAATGTAGAAGTTAAATCTAACATGGATCCTTTCTTTTTAAGAACTAGACAAGGATTTGGTAATAGATTCACTTCTTCTGGAAATGATAATTATGAAAGTAAGAAACTAATGAGAAGATGATAGTAGGTTTAGCAGGGAGTTCCGATAACTTCCCATCACAAAAGAAATCGGATAAACAAAAGACTCAAAAATGGGCTATGAGTTGTGTAAAAGCAGCTTGTGATAATGGTTTGTTTACTAATGAATTCAATAGAGAATATAGTGAAATAAGATCTAATATGGATCTTTATAATGGTGTTCTTAATATTGATGATATGATGAAGAGGTGTGATCCTTTTGGATTACTAGGTAAGGATTTTCCTTATGCTCCAGAACATTATCCTATACCAAATAGTAAGATTAATTTGCTTGTTGGTGAAGAAGTTAAAAGAAGGTTTGATTGGCATGTAATGTCTATTAGTCCTGATGCTGTTTCTGAGAAGCAAAAGGCTTTAAAAGAACAGATACAAAAAATGTTATCTGCTGGTATTGATAAAGCTGATAACGAAGAAGCTGCTGGTAAACTTGTTAAAGAGATTACTAAATTTATTAAGTATGAATTTAAAGATGTAAGAGAAAAGAGAGCTACACATTTTCTAAAACACATGGTTGTTAAAGAAGATATGAATAACAAATGGTCTTTAGGTTTCTTAGATGGTTTAGTTGGTGGTAGAGAGATTTATTCTCATGATATTATAGGTGGAGAACCTAAATGTAGGAAAGTAAATCCTTCTAATATTAGATTGTTGCGTAAAGGTAATTCTGCTGATATTACTGATTGTGATATTATTGTAGAATGGGGTTATCAATCACCGGGTACTATACTTGATGATTACCATGATTATCTTACAGATACTCAGGTAGCTAAATTAGATTCTTTATTGAGATCTTCTGATTCTACTGGAGAAAATGTAGCTAATAATAAAGAACCTGATTTGATGATTTCTGGTACTTTTACTATGGAAACAAATTCTGATGGTAAATTAAGTTCTACAACAGCAGCTTCTTTTCTACCTTTTATAGATAATCAAGGTGGTGTATTAGTACAAAGAGTAGTATGGAGATCTTATAGAAAGATACAAAAGTTGAAATTCTATGATCCTAATACTGATGCTCCAATGTACACTTTTGTAGATGAATATGCTAAAGTTGATACTTCTAAAGGAGAAGAAATTGTTGCTACTTTTTGGGTAACTGATTGGTGGGAAGGTCATAGAATCTTTGATGATATTTATGTTAAGATGAGACCTTGGCCTGTAAGAGCTTATGGAATGATGAATCCTACAGGATCTTTATGTCCTTATACTGGTGGTGATTATACTACAGAAGGAGAGCCTACAACGTCTTTAATGGGTAGAATGAAGCCTTATAGCTATTACTACGATTATATGATGTATAAACAATGGGAAATGCTTTCTAAGTATAAAGGTACTATTGGTTATCTTGACTTGGCTCAATTACCCGAAGGATGGGAGATTGAAGATGCTCTTTATTATGCTGATAGAATGGGTTGGTTGCCTGTTGATAGTTTTAAAGAATCTAAGAAAGGTAGTTCACAAGGTACTCTTAGTGGTAATATGAATACCAATAGAAGTCCTATGAATTTTGAGATTGGCAACTATCTTCAGCAGAATGCTATGATACTTAATTTCCTTAAAGAGGAGATGTCTGAAGTATCTGGTGTTTCTAAACAAAGAGAAGGTAGTATTTCTTCCTCAGAACTTGTAGGTAATACAGAAAGAGCTGTACAACAGTCTTCTCATATTACGGAGATATACTTTATGTTCCATGAAAAGATTAAGCTACAGACTCTTAAAACAATGCTAGAGGTAGCTAAATATGCTTATAGAGGTAAGAAGCTTACAGTACAGTATATTACTGATGATCATACTCAAATTTTAGAAGAAATTGATGGTGATGATTTTAGAGAAATAGATTTTGGGATTGATATTGCTTACAGTCCAGAATACAGTAAAATTTACTCTCAATTGCAATCATTGGCTCAAGCTGGTATGCAGAATGATAAAATTAATTTCTCTCAGATTATGGATATTATGATGGATCCTTCTATATCTTCTGTAAGAAGAAAAATAGAAACTGCTGAACAAGAGAAATTTGAAAGAGATAGTACTGCTGCACAAAATCAAATGAATCATGAAAAAGAAATGCAAAGTAGCCAAGCCGAAGCTAAAAGGTCAGAAGAACAATTTAAAGCTGATATTGAAGAGGTTTTGGAAACGGTTAGAAAAAATGGGAAAATCGACCTTGAACTTGTAAAAGGTGAAATCCAAAAACAATTAAAAGGTTTAGTATCTCCTGAAAAACTTTTAGATATACAAAATCAAAATCAAATACAAAGTAAAGATATAGATTTTCAAACTAAAGAGAATGATAAAGATAGAAAACATGAAATGGAAGAGAATTCCAAGGATAGGAAAGTTAAGTCTGTAACGAAAAGTTCATAACAGAACAACACTTTTTTTAATAAAAAGACTTGACAAGTCTAATAAAATTTATTATATTTGCATAAAATGGATATAGAAAACAATTTTGATACTTTTGAATTAGATTTAGATTCAAATCTAACCTCTGAAGATTTTGAAGGATTTGAAGCTGATGAAGTGGCAGAATCTACAGAAGAGGTTATTGAACAAACTAATGAAGAAGGAAACGATGAAGAGAATAATGAAGAAAGTACAGAAGGTACTTTTACACTTAAAGAGGAAGATGAACATAATGGGGTATCTGATGATATTACCGATGTAGATCTTGTAAAGAATATTGCTACTGCTTTTAAGAAAGATGGTATTCTTGATGTAGATGATGCAGACTTAGAAGGTGTTAAAGATCTTGAAGGTTTTGCAGCACTAGTTAAGAAGACTATTCAGAAAAGTGAATTTGCAGATCTTAATGATGAAGCTAAAGCTGCTCTTGAAGCTATTAGAAAAGGAGTTCCTATTGAAGCTATTAAAGCTACATACAACGCAGAACTTACCATTAATAGTATTAAAGAAGATGACTTTATAGAATCAGATACTGATACAGATGAAGAAGCTGAAGATAAGAAAAGTTTAAGAGCTAATCTTATTATGAGAGATTTTCTTAATAAAGGATTCTCTAGGGAGAAAGCTGAAAAACTTTTGAAAAGATCTGTAGAATCAGGTGATGATATTGATGATGCTAAAGAAGCTCATGCTAATTTGCAATCTTCAATTAAGGAAAGGAAAGCTGCTGATTTGAAAGTAGCTGAAGAAAATAAAATTAAGTTTGAAAAATCTCAAAAAGAACTTGTAGAAAGTGTAGAAAAAACTAAAGAAATATTCCCCGGTCTTCCTGTAAGTGAAGAAGTAAAGAAATTTATTATTAAAGGATTAACTACTCCAACAGGTAAAAAAGAGAATGGACAACTAAGAACTGTAGTGTCAGATAAAAGAGAAGAGGATCAAAGAACTTTTGATACAAGACTTTTATATCTTATAAAAATAGGTTTGTTTGAAAAAGAAGCAGATTTATCTACATTAAAAAATTCCAAGGTAGTTTCGGCTGTCAAGGAACTTGAAAAGAACCTCAATCAAGGAGGAAATTACAAAGGTGGAAGAGGTCTTTCACTAGGAAACTCAGGTAAAAGCTCATTGGATTATGATGCTTTAGATTCTTTGAATCTCTGAACAATTAACTAAAAGTAAAAAACTTATGAAACAATGCCGCAGGTATTAAATCAATTTCAAATGTATGAAGCACAAGCTTGGTCTGGTCTAACAACTAAGAATCACTTGTACAAAATTTATCAAGCTAAACCACAAAAAGCTTCTGATATTATGAGGAGAATTCACGTTACCAACTATGGTATGGATTTGGATTCTTTGTTGTCAAAATATGGTAGTAAAACTCTAGAAACTAATGATGACTTTACTTGGGAACTTATGGGTTCTGGTAAAAAGAATCTTCCCCTTTTAGAAGCTCGTCTTACACCATCAGGTGCTGCTGTAGTAGCTGGTGATCAACCCGGTCTTGGTGTATCAGAATTCTATATGGTTTTTGCTGAAAAAATCTTTACTGATAAACACATTATCGTAGGTCATAAAAATGAATTGTATCAAGTACAAATTCAAGATGATCCAGTTCCTGATGGTACTAATTGGTTGTATGCAGTAAAATTGATTACTAACAGCCCTGATAACTTTGTACCTGTAGAAGAACTTGCTCCCGGTAAAAGATGGTCTAGAGATTGGTCTTTGGTAGAAGATACTTTGTCTACTAAAGGTGGTGGTATTCATTTTGAATCTCCATTTGGTATGAGAAATTCTTTCTCTATGATTCGTATGCAACATACAGTTGCTGGTAACATGAAGTATCGTCCTTTTGCTACTAAATTTGCAGTTCCAGAAATTATGAACGGTAAAGATACTGGTAAAACTAAAGAGTTTACTACTTGGTTGCAATATGAGGATTATGAGTTTGATCGTCAATTCCGTGAGGAAAAGAATAAACTTATGATGTTTGCTCGTAGCAACAGAGGTGTTGATGGACAATATTACAACTTCGGTAATAGTGGACACATCCTTCGTCAAGGTGCTGGTATTCGTCAACAAATGGAATCTTCTGGAACAGAATTCTATAGTACATTTACTATTGACTTCTTGCTAGATGTTCTTATGGATTTGAGTGAAGGTAAACTTCCTACAGACCAACGTCACTTTATTGCTCAAACAGGAGAAAGAGGTGCTACACAGTTCCACAGAGCTTTGGAAAACCAATCACAGTTGTTTACTCCAAGTAGAGAAACACAACGTATCTTTGCTTCTAAAGAGAAAGGTGGAATGGCTGGAGCCCAAATGGGAATGGGATGGGGAGGTCAATTCCTAGAATACATTGGACCTAATGGTATTAAGTTTACCATTAGTGTAAACTCAATGTATGATGATAGAGAGCGTAATAAAATTATGCACCCTAATGGTGGAGTAGCAGAATCTTACCGTTATGACATTTTTGATATTGGAACTACTAACGGAGTACCTAACGTTCAAAAATTCTACGCTAAAGGTTCTGAAGATATTTGGGGATACCAACCCGGTCTTAGAGATCCTTTCTCTCCAGAAGGTAAACCTTCTATCATGTCACATAGTAACGATGGATGGACTATGCACAGAGCTTGTGAAGTAGGAACAGCAGTTTATGATCCTACAAGAACTAAATCTTTGCTTCCGAATATCCTTTATTAATAATCAGTTAAACAACCCAAAAAATGAGTAATAAAACAATAACAGAAGAAAAAGTAAATACTACTTTTACTCTTCCAAATAAAAAAGTGAAAGTCATCCCTGTAATTAAGCAGGGATGGCTTCCTAAAGAACATGAAGCTGCATTTTTATTTAAACATGCTACTAATAGGTTTTCAGTACCATTGAATAGGACTGGTCAATATATTTCTCCTCTAACAGAGGAAGAAGCTAAATTTATTGAATCACATCCTGCTATGTCTTTGAAAGCTGGAGATTTATCTCCTTATAATAAGACTAACAACTTCTGGAAAGATTTAGGACGTATTACACTAGATAAAAGTGAATTGAATCTTGATCTTAATAATCCAATGGATTATATCACTTATAAAGTATTGCTTTTACAAAAAGATTTTGTAGCTCCGTCTATTCCAGAATCTAAAAACAAACAAACTTATAAGTATGCAATTGTAGATATAGATTTTGAAGATTCTACTAAAAGTCAAACTGGTAATCTTATTGCTGAAGCAATGGGTCTTTATAGCCAAATGATGAATGATCGTCAAAAACTTATTGATACTATGTTTATTATAAGTAGGAATAGAGTTACTTCTAATGCTAAATTGGAATTCTTACAAGGACAAGTTACTGAATTCGCTCTTAAAAATCCATCTAGATTTATTGAGATTATGAATGATAAAGATCTTGCTACTAGAATTCTTATTGAAAAAGCTGTAAGTTGTAGAGCTATTGAACGTAAAGGTGGTACTCATAAATCTTCTGGAGGAGATCTTCTTGGAACAGATTTACAATCAACTGTAGATTATCTTAATGATAAAGCTAATGGTACTGTAAGAATGATTATAGAACAACAAGTACAAAGAGCAAAGTAATAAATGACTATTACACAAATACTAGATTACATACAAACTAGACTGGATGTTAATGCTCAGTTTGGTCCGGGTTATGAAGCAGCAGATATTTCTCTGATGTTTAACAAAGCTCAAAATGAATATGTAAGAAGGTATTGTTCTGATTATGCTAACCCTGCTAGAAAAGGTCTTGAAGCTAATGAAAAAAGGTCTAAAGATTTAGCAGAGTTAAAAAGTGAATATCAGACTGTAGTATTTACTGCTGGACTTAGAAACGATTCTTATTTTGTAGAAATTCCAAATAATACTTATTTAGTATTATCTGAAAGATTAGAAGCTACTGACACAAACAAATGCAATGCTACAGTTACTGTAGAACCATTAGTTGTACCAATATCAGAAGACTTTTATGGAGCAAATATAAACAATCCTTTTAAGAAACCATATGAAAAAAAAGTTTGGAGGTTAGATAGGGAAAGAGATAATATATCTTTTGACCTATCAGCCACTAACTTAAAAAGACAAGAGTTAGTATTATCTTCTACTATGACTCCTGTAAAATATTCAATGATTTACTATAGAATACCTAAAGCAGTAGATTTAACTAACATTAATGATTTCTGTGAAATGAGTTCTATGACACATGATGTAATTTGTGATATGACAGTAGAAATGCTTTTGCAAACTACAGAAAGACAATCATTACAAACAAAGACGATGGAAAATCAATCTTCCATTCAATAATAAAAATAATAAATGGCACTTAAAAAAGTAACAAAATTTAATTTTAAACCGTCTATTGCAAACGAAGGTAAGTTCCTAGTTTACTCTAAACAGTTTAATGAACTCATAGACGACCTTACGGATGGTACTGGAGATCTTAGTGTTGCAGATGCAGTTCTTTCTGGAGATCTTACTGTAGATGGTAATACCGTACTTGGTGATGCTACTACAGATAGTCTTACGGTAGGAGCAACTACAACCTTTAATACAGCAGTAATCTATAAAACTACAGCTTCTGCTATTAATACCACAGCTACTGCTACAGCAGCTCAAGTTAAAGGAGGTCTTATTACATCTACTTCAGCAGCAGCAGTAACTATTACTCTTCCTACAGGAACTCTATTAGGAGCTGCTTTAGGAGCTGTACGAGGTACTGTATTTGATTTAGTAGTAGATAATACAGCAGGTGCTAATACAGTAACTATTGCTGTAGGAGTAGATAATGTCCAATCAGCTTGGTCAGTTTATCAAGATGTTGGTGGAGCTACACTAGATGTAGTTTCTGGAGTTACAGGAACAGCAGTATTTAGATTTGTATTTTCTAGTGCTACCGCTTGCGTTTTTACTCGTATAGCCTAATTGAATCTCGAAAGAGAAAAACAAAGAAAATAGGATAAGGATTATCCTAATTAACCAAAAACAATAATTAAAAATGCCACAAGCAATTCAAAATGCAAAACAAATTTTAGTAGGTGGAACTGTTGCTACAACTGCTGATAATATCGGTGGACCACTTTTCCGTGCTAATACAGGTGAAATTGGTATCTTTACTCCTGCTGGTGTAAGGATTACCGCAGCTCCAGCAACAAGTGGACAAAAGTTTGTACTTGCTCTTAGTAGAGGTGCTAACCAAGCTCCTCTTATTTCTGATGTTATTGACGGTGCTAATGTTAAAATTGCTACTGTTCGTGATAATGTTGCAGCTACTGAACAAGTAGAAGTAGTAGGTTATAATGGTACTTCAGGTTCAATCTTGGATGTAGCTACCTACGCTGGTGAACTTTATATTCTAAAGATTATCTTCCAAGATTTTATGGTAGGTACTGATTCTGAAAGAATTAAAAATGCAGTATATCAATCTAGTATCTCTGATACTCAAGCTGATATTGCAATAGGTCTTGTTAAATCTGCTGAACGTAATTTCTCAAGAGAAGTAAAAAATTCCGCAGGAAATCCTCCTGTACTAGTATATCCTTTGTGTAACAACGTTGGTGTTCAAACAGGTGTAGCAGGTGTAACTGTAACTGGTGTAAAAGGTACTAATGCAGTTACTTTTGGTGCGGGTAACGGTCCAGATTTAGTAGCTGGTGATTATTTTAGAGTAGGTACTGCAACTTCTAGTAAAGTATATAAAATAGTATCTTCTACTAGAACTTTGAATACTGCCGGAGTTATTACTCTTGATATTCCTCTTCAAGAAACAGTGTCTCTTTCAGGTACTACTTCTGAATATATTGATGCGGCTTCTGGTATTGCTGCCAACTGGGGTGTTGTAGTTGCAGGTCAAGAACAAAACTTTGATAGAGTTAAAAGTCGTTACGCTAAAATACGTTACGATCTTCAACCTAATCTTTCTTTTGGTAGCACTGTTAAATCAGTTCTAACTCCAGCATTTGAAGGTGTAGGTTCTTTTGAAGCTGTTGCTTCTCTTGAAGATTTCCTTAATACTTTCCGTGGTGAAGAGTTTAGAATGGGTGAACCTTTCTTGTATAACTATACTGCACAACATCTTGCTAGTTCTGCTACAGACTACAGTTTGCTTTCTATTACATGGAATCATGTAACTAGTGGATTCCAAAACAGTCTTTCTGCTAAAGAAATTCTTTGTGCTGTACCTGTTGGTTGCTTCGCTTTTGCAAACAGTTATGTAGATGCTTCTGCTGATGCTATTGATATTATCATAGCAGCTATCGTAGGAGTAAGTAAAATTAAAGGTGATTCTGTTGCAACTACTCTTGCAATAACAGTATAAATTCTGATTTTAGGCTGGGGAGGGTGTTGGGTTGTTTTCTGACACTCTCCCCTTTGCTTAATAAAATAAACTAATATATGGCTCTTCAATTAAAAGGTTCTGCTTGTGCTTCTAAAGCCTGTAAAGGTATTGACTATAAAGATACTACTGGAGCTTATGACGTTACTGATAATCCTACAGGATGGGGTACTCCTAATTTAGATCCTACAGATTCTGATTTTGTAGCTTCAATATCTATTACCAATAATGGTTCTTCTACATCTTATGATGTTACAGACCAAATACCAACATCTGTTACTGGTGATTTTACAGTATCTGTACCTCATGAACTAGTTGATGGTATATCTATAATTACTTATACAGTAAGTGATGGTAATCCTATAACTACATATTCTAAAACAGTTAAGATATTCTCTTATTGTAGAATTAAATGTTGCATCTATAAAAAGATGTTAGATTTACTTTATTTAGATCCATGTAAAAATGCTGGTAAAATTGAAGCTTATTTATATATGTGGGCTTTACTTGAATCTATGATAGACTTAGCTTCTGGTTGTGATCTTATAAAAGCTGAAGCTATACTTCAAAGACTAAATAAGTTATGTGATGTATCTAATGTAACTTTGAAAAATTGTGGATGTTCTTAAAAAATAATATAAATGGCAAATAATTGTGAAGATTGCTTTGATAGGTCAGTAGAAATTCCTGTTGGACCTACTGGAAGTACTGGTGCTACAGGACCACAAGGACCAGATGGTGCAGCAGGAATTAAT